ATTGGGAAGATTTTCCCTGAAAATGGGTCATCCGTTCATTATCTGGGCGATTCTGGAGAATAATGGAGCAATCGACAGAAATCGCGAAAGTAAGGGACGAATCGGCTTACCGTGGTGTGGTAAACCCGCGAATTCATACAAAACTTAGCGATTTACCCTCTCACGGCGAGCAAATGATTAAATTTTGTGAGGAAATCGGCTTTGTACTGCTGCCGTGGCAACAATGGCTAGCTCATCACTCGCTCAAATACAAGCCGGACGGTAGGTGGGCGCATCCGGTCATAACCTTGTTATGTGCGAGACAACAGGGCAAGAGTACGTTTATGGCGCTTCAAATCCTTTTCCGAATTTACGTCCTGAAAGAAAAATTACAAGTTCATACGGCTCATAAGCTAACAACAAGCGCTGAATTGTTTTACAAGATTTACGGCATCATCGAACAGACTCCCCGACTAGCCGCCGAATTTACTAAGAAGCTGGAAAGTAAAGGATTTCAAGAATTGCAATTTACCGAAGGCCGCCGATATATCGTCCGAGCCAATAACTCAGCCGGTCGAGGTATTGCCGCCCCTGAAACTATTCACTTGGACGAAGCCCGCGAATATAAAGACGAGGATGTGTGGTCTGCCTTGCGTTATACGCAAATGGCTAGTCCAAATCCTCAGATATGGGTTTATTCAAATGCCGGAGATCAGCACTCAATCGTTTTAAACAAATTACGCGAACGAGCCTACGCCGCAATTCACGGTGGCTCCGATGATATTGGTTGGTTCGAATGGTCTGCACCTAACGGATTGAAATTTGATAATTCACCGGATTTCTGGCTAGGCGTTTGTCAAGCCAATCCATCTTTGGGCCACACAGTCCATCCTGACAATATCCGCGCCGTGTTGTCAGACCCCGAAGATATTGTGCGCACAGAAGTTTTATGCCAATGGGTTGACACCATTAACCCAGTCATAAGTCCGACTCAATGGGAGAGTTGCAGAGTTGAGGGACTCCGACTCAATCCCGAATCAGACACTTGGCTGGCTATTGATCTCAGTCCGGATAGAAAACAAGCGGCGCTAGTCGCTAGCCAAAAACTCGAAGGTGATAAGTTCCAAGTGATCCTGCTGCAAACTTGGCACAATCCGTCTAACCTTGATGACAAATCTTTGGCTAACGATTTAGCGGACTGGTTCCGGAAATATCCAGTCCAGCTCGTCGCCTATTCGGCGAGAACCGCTTCGGCCGTTGCAGCGCGATTAGCACCGGCAGGAATTCGGACTGAGCCGATAGATGGTCTCGATTACGCCCAAAGTTGCGACGAGTTATTGGGAGCTATTTCGTCGCAGCGGTTAGTTCACTCGGGACAAGATGAACTGACTAAACAATGCCTATCCGCTGTCAAGTTGCCTTTCGGTGATGGCGGATGGGTAATGGGCCGCAAAGTATCAAATGCAATTATTTGCGGAGCGGTAGCAGCCGCGATGGCGACTCACTTCGCCACAAAATCTAACGATGGCGTCGATATAGTAATTATGTAGCACACACCCTTTACAATTATGGCTCAATGGGTGCTGTTAGAGATTTCTTCTTTCCAAAAGTTGAAGCTGCGTTGACTGTCGATGCGGCTCTTACGCCAATTCAAACGACGCCATATCAATACACGATTTTAGGCGCACCGACGACAACAACTCGCTCTTTGAGTATGAGCGTCCCGAGTATTGCCCGCGCTCGAAACATTATTTGCGGTACAGTCGGATCATTACCTCTTGAGCAATACAACAAACTCACCGGCGAACACGTCGAACCGCTTCGCGTCATTAATCAGCCTGATCCACGAGTCGCTGGATCACTTATTTACACTTGGCTTGCCGAAGACATCTGGTTTTACGGTGTCGGTTATGGACAAGTTCTCGAAATGTATTCCGCAACAGATGGCGGAAAGGTTCGCGCTTGGACTCGTATTGCACCGGAGCGCGTAGCAGTTGACACAAATCCAAACGGGACAATTATCGAAAGTTACAAAGTAGACGGTAAGTCAGTTCCGCTTTATGGTGTCGGTTCAATAATTCGTTTCGATGGTTTTGATGAAGGTTTTCTCCATCGCGCTGGTAAAACTGTTGCGGCTGCTGTTTATCTTGAAAACGCTGCCGTCAATTATGCTAAAGAACCCAATCCATCAATGGTTCTCAAATCTAACGGAACTAATTTAACTGCCGAAAGAGTTTCTTCTTTACTTTCAGCTTGGAAAACTGCACGTCAATCTCGTTCAACGGCTTTTCTCAATGCAGACGTCGATCTCAAAGAATTCGGTTACGATCCTAAATCGTTACAACTTGCTGAGGCTCGTCAATATGTCGCGTTAGAATTGGCTCGAGCAGCTGGAATACCGGCTTACTTCCTGAGCGCCGAAACGACTTCGATGACTTACTCAAATTCCGTCAATGAGCGGCGCTCTTTGGTTGACTTCTCACTTCGTCCTTTATTGACTGCAATCGAGAAGCGACTATCACTCCCAGATTTCGTCCCTGCAACGACCGAAGTGCGGTTCGACTTGGACGACTTCCTGCGCGGCAATCCACTTGAAAGAGCGCAGGTTTACGAAATCCTAAACCGCATCGGCGCGATGAGCGTTGAACAAATTCAAGAGGAGGAGGACTTAATCCGATGAAGATTAATCTCCCAATGACAATCACGGCGGCCGACACCGTTAAGCGAACAATCAGTGGCACCATCGTCACTTGGAACGAGCAGGGCAATACCTCTGTCGGGCCGACAATTTTCGCAGCTGAATCAATCGAGATGAAGCCGGTAAAACTGCTGCTCGAACACGATCGTACCCGTCCAATCGGCAAAATGATTTCTCACGAAGTCACAAAGACCGGTATCGAAGCCACGTTCAAAATCGCCAACACTATGGCTGGCGAAGATGCGCTAATTGAAGCCGTTGATGGCCTTCGCGATGGATTTAGCGTCGGCGCACAAATTAACGAATGGTCTAACGTTAATGGCGTTATGCAAATTACCAGCGCAACGCTCGATGAGGTTTCCCTTGTAACTGATCCCGCAATCGACAGCGCTCGCGTTAGCGAAGTCGCAGCTTCCGAGAATGAAGCGCCCAAAGAAGATTCTGCTCCGGCAACCGCTGAGGCAGACAACCCAACCGAAGGAGAACAAGTGTCTGACACTACTGTTTCCGCTGCTCCTGCCGAAGAAACGGTAGAAGCAGCTAAGGTGGAAGCAACCTCATCGCGTCCAGCTTTCTTTACAAAGCCACGCCTTGACTTCTCACCTGTTAAATATCTCGAGAACACCATCAAGGCCGCAACAGGCGACCACGATGCTCGTCTCTATGTCGCAGCTGCGGCAGATACGACCGACAACACCGGTCTCGTCCCAACTCGCCAATTGACAACCGTCATTAATGGACTTTCCAACACAATCCGTCCATCCATTGACGCGATCTCACGCGGCGCTCTTCCAGATGCAGGAATGACTTTCGAAATTCCTAAATTGACAACTGCTCCAACTGTTGCAGAAACCGCTGAAGCGAATGCACCATCACAGACGGACCAAGCGACTGGCTGGGTCACCGTGAATGTTAAGAAGTACGCAGGCCGCCAAATATTTTCGGCAGAATTGCTCGACCGCACTTCGCCTGCCTTCTATGACCAATTGATGTCGAACCTCGCTGCGGCGTATGCAAAGACAACAAACGCAGCAGTTAACGCTGCGCTAATCTCCGGTGCAACTTTGGATGGCACAACAACAACAACTTATCCAACAGCTTCCGAGCTTCTTGGAATTGTTGCTCGCGGTGCTGCTAGCGTTTACACGAACACACAGGGCTTCGCTCGCAACCTCGTCGTTTCGAGCGGTCAATGGTCAAACATTATGACCCTCAATGACAGCGGCCGCCCAATTTACAACGCAGCACAGCCACAAAATGCTGGCGGCGCAGTAGCTCCAACTTCACTTCGCGGAAACGTTGCCGGACTCGATCTATACGTCGATTTCACAAACGCTGGCGATGGAGATGGAACCATCCTTGTCATCAATCCAGATGCTTATACTTGGTACGAATCGCCAACTTATATGCTCCGCGCTGATCTCAACGCAACTGGCGAAGTTGACATCACAATGTACGGCTATGGCGCAATCGCAACAAAAATTGCAGCTGGAGCGTTCAAGAACAACAAGCAGTAATAGCAGTCAAGGCCAGTCCGCTCCCGAGCTGGCTTTGACCTTTTAAATCGAAAGGAAACGAGATGCCAACGATAGTCACAGTCTCAGAGCTGCGAACCATTCTTGGCGTCTCGTCTTCCCTTTACTCGGACGCTTATTTGACCGATATTGTTGACGCGAGTGAAAATCTAGTTGTCCCAATGCTGCTCACTTTCCAGAGCAAAATCAATAAGGTTGAACTGAAACAAAACATCGCCTATTTTCAAACCGCGACAATTCACGAATTTACCGAAGGCCAATCGGTTGTAATCACTAGTGTCGGATCACCGTTTAACGGCACTCACACCGTTACAGATGATTTAATTGGTCCTTATGTATTTACCGCCGCAATCACAAATGCAGACGTACTGGAGAAGAATATTATTCCAGCAGGAAACGCTGCTCTCTCTGGCTTCTCAACCTATGTTGGAAATCCCAACGTCGAAGCTGCTGTTTTGGCTATCTCCGTTGAAATATTCCAAGCCAGAACCGCTGCCGGTGGATCAATCGAAGGAATAGATTTCGCAGTCACTCCTTACAGACTTTCAAAGAATTTATTGGCAAAGGTGACTGGCTTACTTGGCCCTTATCTTGACACCGATGCGATGGTGGGATGATGCCCGCCTCAACTGTTTTATCCTCTATCCGGACACCGCTGGCAACTGCACTCGCATCCGTTTCGGCTAACGTTTATGGTTATGTTCCCGAAGCTGTGCAAGTGCCGGCGGTTATTCTTGTTCCGGATTCACCCTATTTTGAATTAAACACAATTAACGATTCAACAATCCACGCCAAGATCAATATGACCATCACTTGTGGCGTTGCATATCTTTCCAATCCAGCTTCTCTTGATAATCTGGAGCAGCTTATATTTCAAGTTTTGGCGGTAATACCAGACGGCTACACAGTCGGGCCGGTAGAACGTCCAACGGTTACGCAAGTGGGCGCGGTCAATTTATTGGTCGCCGATATTCGCGTTTCCACCTATTACACTCAAACCAACTAAGGAGAAATAGTGGCAACCACAGTAATCACCGGTCGCGATATTTCGCTGTCTTTCACAGGTGGAACGGACATCGAAGCCCAAGCGACAAATGCAGTTCTCACTAAGACTCACGTTCGCGAGACTTATCAGACTCTCGATGGCGAGGCTTACAAAACAGTTAATTACGAAGGCACATTCCAGCTCGATATGCTCGCCGACTGGGGTAAGACCAACTCAGTATGCGAAGCGCTTTGGGCAGCTGCCGAATCCGCACCAGATACAACAATTAGCGTAACTCTTACCGCTGCAACTGGCGCGCAATTCGTATTTCCAATCCTTCCAGCGTTTCCAACCGCCGGAGGCTCTGGAATCGATGCACAAACAGTATCGTTCACCTTCAAAGTATCGAAGGGCGATGTAACAGAGACTTTCAGCTAAGAGATCGGAGCATCGGGAGATGAAGTTAACAATCACAATTAAATACATCACGGGCGAGTCGGTTACTTATGTAGCCGGCTTACCCGAGTGGGCTAAGTGGGAACGCAAGACGGGCAAATCGATATATTCGATGAAGGACATATCGGCTTACCAACAAGCGGATTTCCTTGATCTAGCTTACTTCGCTTATAAACGCGAAGCTGCTGGAAAGCCTACGAAATCCCAAGAAGTTTGGGAATTGTCCATTGATGAAATGCTGATTGGAGATGAAAGCCCAAAAGCTACGAGTCCGGAAGCGTAAATCGCCTTCTCGTTGAAGTCGCAATTGCGACCGGAATCCCAATGAGCGAATGGACGGACATCGAACAAGTTTTAACGGCGATTGAGATATTAAAGGAGCGAAACGGACGTGGCCGATGAATTACCCATTACCTACGACAAGCGCGAACTTCGCTCGATTATCAGCGCTTTCAAAGCGATGGATGACGCCAGTATTGAAGCGGCTAAACGAGAGAGTAGCGCTCTGGCTGAATACGCAGCAAATGAAATTAAAGCCTATTCAATCACCCGCACTTTTGGTCAAGCCGCAGTCAACCGAATCGTCGAAGGCGTTCGAATCTCCAAGTCATCCAAAATTGGAGAATTATCTTATGGATTCGCATCTCAACGTTTATCTGGTGGTGGATCGACTCGCGACATCTGGGCAGGTTATGAATTCGGCTCTAATCGCTACCCTCAGTTCCCACGCCGCACACCGCGCAGAGGGCGAGGCAATTCAGGCTATTTCATCTATCCAGCCCTTCGCAAAATTCAGCCTGAATTAATTGCCAAATGGGAAGATGCGTTTTCAAAAATTGTTGGAAAGTGGGATGACTAATGGCTGGAAGTAGAACCCTCAAATTATCCATTCTTGCCGACGTTGATGATCTCAAAAAGAAACTTGGAACGGCTGAAACCGAAGTCGAGGGCTTTGGCGGTAAGTTAGAGAAGTTCGGAAAGGTCGCTGCCGCCGCTTTCGCTGCTGCTGCGGCTGCCGCAGTTGCGTATGCTGGCAAGTTAGCCATCGAGGGTGTTAAAGCGGCAATTGAAGATGAAGCCGCGCAACAACGCTTGGCCTCAGCTCTTGAATCAGTTACCGGCGCGACTGAGGCGCAAATCAAAGCCGTCGAAGATCAAATCCTCAAGATTTCGCTCGCTACCGGCGTTGCGGATGACAAACTTCGTCCAGCTCTTCAAAGGCTTGCAACCGCCACCGGATCATTAGATCAGTCTCAAAAATTATTAAATCTCGCACTTGATATTAGCGCGGGAACGGGTAAGGACGTTGAGACAGTTTCAAACGCTTTGGCTAAGGCTTATGAAGGCAACACTTCAGCCCTTGAGCGTCTCGGAATCGGCTTGGACAAGGGTGAAGTCAAGACTCTTGGCCTTGAGGATGCAACTCAAAAATTGACCGACTTATATGCTGGTAGTGCGCTTGAAAAAGCCAATACCTTTGAAGGTCAAATTCAGCGTCTCAAAGTAGGCTTTGATGAAGCGAAAGAATCGGTTGGCGCGGCTCTGCTTCCAGCTTTGAAAGACTTATTGGATTACTTTACAAATAACCTAATTCCAAAATTAATTGATGCCAAAAATAAAGCCATTGATCCAATTAAAAAAGCTTTTGAAGATAACAAAGAAACGCTACAAGATCTATGGAAATTTATTAAAGATTATCTAGTTCCCGTTTTTGAATTTGTTTTGGTTAATGCAATCAAAAACGCTGGCACAACAATTGCGGGTATTGTGACAGTAATATCTAAAGTATTTAACGCGATTCGCAGCGTCGTCGATAATGCGATTGACGGTATTAATGCTTTCATCCGCGCTTACAACTCAATCCCAATTTTGCCCGACGTTGGACTGATATCAAAGCCAAGTTGGGTAACTGGAACTTCAACTGGCGCAGCCGGAAATTATCAGATGAGTACAGGAACGGTCATTACGACACCTTCGACGGGAACGACAGTAACCACAACCGGTGGCGGAATTACCTCCGGCGGCGGAACGACTCCAAATATCCCCATCGTTACGGGTGTAATGCCAACAATCCCAACAGGTGGCACTGGCGTCCCATTCACCTCGATTGCTGGATCAACGTTTAATCCATCGGCGGTCAGAGCTGGCGAAAACGTTGGACTAACGATTAATGTCAACGCACCATCGGCAATTGATGAAGAAGGTTTCACAAGAGCCGTCATTACAGCTCTTAATAACTCACAGTCTCGATCTGGCGGTGGCGGGGGCCAGTTAGTCTTATGACGGCTTACACACCGGTGTATCGAATTAAGGTCAATGGCACAACGGTCACCGGTGTCACCCTTAGCGGCTTAACAATCACATCGGGTCGCACCGATATTTATAGTCAGCCGGTTGCGGGATATTGCAATTTGAGTTTAATCGAGACGGCTCAATCACAAGTCAGTTACGAAATCAATAGCGCGGTAAGCGTCGAAGTCAAAGATACCTCTGGAAACTTTGTTTATCTCTTTGGCGGTTTTATTACCGATTTATCTATTGTCGTATTTACTTCAAATGCGTCAGTTATCACTCAGCGGATCAATATTGTTGCGGTGGGAGCATTGGCAAGATTGGCGCGAGCGGTTTATGTCGGAAACTTGACAAGTGCGGGAGATGGCACACAAATCTCACGCGTCTTATCCACCGTTCTATTTGACTCTTGGAACGAAGTTTCATCCAGCCTCAGTTGGAATAACTATGATCCGACGGTTCAATGGCAAAATGCGCAAAATAGCGGGTATGGAGAAATCGACGTTCCCGGAGATTATGATCTCGATTCGCAATCTGGCCTAAACGACACCGTTTACAACATCGCGTCCAAGTTAGCGACTTCGGGTCTGGGCTACCTTTACGAGGATGCTCAAGGTCGCATCGGTTATGCCGACTCAACTCATCGATCTCAATATTTGTCAGCCAATGGATATGTGGACTTAGACGCCAACCACGGTATTGGGCCAAATCTTGAAATTAAGAAGAAGGCGGGGGACGTCCGCAACGCGATAACCATCGCTTACACCTCATCCGGCAATTCGTCGGTTTCAGCTTCCAGTGCAGCTTCAATTTCGCTTTACGGACAATTGGCTTCCACAATTGTCACAAGCCTAAAAAATCAAAGCGACGCCACAGCTCAAGCCAATTATTATCTTGGGATTAGGGCTTATCCCCAATTTGCCCTTCAACGGATCACTTATCCATTGGGCAATCCTGAAATTGATAACGCCGATAGAGACGCTCTGATAAATGTGTTTATGGGTATGCCACTCAATATTTCTAACCTCCCAGCGAATATGACCGGAGGGGAATTTCAAGGATTTGTGGAAGGATGGACTTGGACGGCCTCAATGAACAGTCTAACTTTGAGTATGGTCGTCTCGCCGGTGGCTTATTCGCTTCAAGCCTTCCGATGGAATTCCGTCCCCGCAGTTGAAAAATGGAACACACTAAACCCCGATTTGACTTGGCTTAACGCTACAATCGTCGCCTAAAGGAGAATAATGGCAACTACAACGAATTTTGGATGGACGACGCCGGACGATACCGCGCTCGTCAAAGATGGCGCGTCTGCCATTAGAACACTTGGCTCGTCAATCGATACGTCAATGGCGCAGCTCAAAGGCGGCACAACTGGTCAAGTTTTATCTAAGACTTCGAATACCGATATGGCTTTCACTTGGACAAATGGCGGCGATATTACTGCCGTTAATGCTGGTACTGGTATTTCTGGTGGTGGTACTTCGGGCGATGTAACTATTACAAATTCAATGGCTACAACCATTGATGCCAAAGGTGATTTAATAGCTGGAACTGCAAACGATACTTTTGCGCGTTTAGCAGTCGGTTCAAATAATCAAGTATTGACGGCAGATTCAACGACGGCAACCGGCTTGAAATGGACTTCTCCATCGGCAGGCTCATTAACCAAAATCACAACGGCGACCTTAACTTCAAATACTGCAACTTGGGATATTGATAACGTATTTAGCACAACATACGATAATTACTTAGTCAGTATGCAAATTAAAACGGATCAAGATTTGAATCTTCGATGGTTAAAATCTGGAACGGCGCAGACCACAGATTACAAACACAATTGGTTTAAAGTAGCCAACGCGAGTTTATCTGGAAGCGACACAGGAACAACTCAGCATTTCTTAATTAGTGGTGCTGATGCTGATGGCGGCAACGACAATTATGCGCTCGGTGAATTGCAAATCGGACGGGTCGGTATTAGTTCGCCATTTTGCGGCAACATTATGTCAAGAATGGCGGGCGGTCTCGGCGGGCAAAATACTTTTAACGGAAGTCGCATTAATACTTTTAGCACAAACATAACAATTACAGGAATAAGATTATTTACATCTTCATCACGAATTCTGACTGGTTCAACCTTAACTGTTTATGGATTGGAGAAATAATGTCAAAGGTTGTTGTATTTGATGCAATTACTCAAACCGAAACAATCCGAGATATGACGGAAGAGGAATTGGAACAAAAAGCAATTGATGAAGCAAATGCTTTAACCGCGCTAGAAGCAGAAAACGCAAAAAAAGCGCAACGCCAATCATTGTTAGAAAAATTAGGTATTACAGAAGAAGAAGCGCAACTACTTCTAAAATAATGGCTAAATTATGCAAAGCCGGTCAGCAACTTCGGGAGCAAATAGATGATGACTATCCTGATCGCGATCGCAAGTCTGATGGCTGGATTGCTGATGCTCGCCATCTGGCGAAAGGCACTTCAGACCATATACCGCAAAATGGAATAGTCCGCGCTCTTGATATTGATGCGGATCTAAATGCCCATAAAGAAGAGGCTTATGCCCTTGTGGAGAAGATTCGCAAATGCGCCAAGCGAGGCGATAAGCGCATTAAATACATTATCTATGACGGCCAAATTATGAGTCCGATTATAAATTGGAAGCGCAGAAAATACAAAGGTGCTAACCCTCACCGCTCGCACTTTCATATTAGCTTTACAACTTTGGGAGACAAAGACGGCAGCTGGTTTGACCTCGAAGGAGATAAACAAAATGGCAGAATTGAAACTGATGGCGGGAACGTGGGCGAAAACATTCGTCGCGACGGCTCTCTCGACATACCTCTCAGTAGGACTTCAACCCGACTACATTCTCAATGCAGCACTTGTGAGTGTGTTGCCTTCCGTGATTAACTGGCTGAACCCTAATTACGAGCGTTACGGCAAAATCAAATAATGGCAGCCTCCGACCTCGCCGCGACTATCGCCAGCGTTCTCGGATCAATCGGCCTCCTCATCGCCGGACTGAGATACATCATCAAACTTGAGAACATTCCGATTGTGTCGCGCCTCGACAAGATGGAGTCTCAGTTAGAATTAGCCCTCTCAGCAAAGGTGGCTAGAAGTGGCAACAAGAAAGCGCGTTAATAAACCAGTCAAGAAGGTGGCGAAACGTCGTAAAACGACAAAGGAGCCAATCCTTACAAAGCTGGATTTTTGGGCTATCGCTGCCAAAGAAGTGTATGACGCTTGCCGCAAAGCCGGAATGGACGAAGGTACAGCTCTCGCTTTCGCTATGGATAGAAGCTCTTATCCTGATTGGATTGTTGATCCGAGCGACCCGATAAAAAATCCGCTGGATGATTGGGAAGAGGACGACTAATTTACCTTCGCGAGGTGGAACTCTTCGAGGCGCTTAAGTCGGTTTATCCGGACTTGACGCCAGTTTCACCGACCGACCGGCACGATGGCATTACCTCAGATTCTTATATCGAGATGAAGTGCCGCCGAACCCATTATCCGACTTTATTGATTGAGAAGAAGAAGTGGGATTATCTGGCCGAAATAAGGGCTAGAACGGGCGCTAGGACGCTTTACATTAATTCCACCCCACAAGGGGTCTATCAGTTCGATTTAGGGGCTATAAACGAGCCTGAGTGGCAATTAAAGGCCCTTCCAGATAAGACCGATTACGCCAATAAAGGACTAGTAGAGAAGCTGTGTGGGTTCTTAGACCTGCGACACTCCGAATTGCTTCTTGTATAAATACATTTAATTAAATACATTTATCCCGTAAATCCATTTAAGGATTACAGAACGGGAGCGTAAGTGATAAATAATCCAGCAGTAATTCGATTTGATAGCACTTCGGGCGCTTGGTCTGATGGTAAGAATTACGTCAAAGGCCAGATAATTCGCCGATATGCCATTGAGTCGCTCGGTAGAAAATCAGTAAGAGGGCGATTAAGCAGAGAAGAAATCTCAGCTTATTGGCTTGACCGATTCGGGGTGAATGCTGATGTTCAATGAAGGTATTTTCTTTGCACTTTATTGCACAACCCTATGGATTGGATACCGCGTCTATATCAGCATCAAAGCCAAAGCGTTCAATGAAGGTTACAAGCGCGGAAGGGCCTCGAATCAATATGTCAGAGAGATCGTTAAGTGACTGGCTCTCGGACGCTGGTGACACCCTCGACGACAGGGGGCTTGAATATGGCGATCCGAGACACAATCTATTACGCATTTACAAAATCGCGAGATTGCTCGGTATTCAGCTCAGAGACCCAGCTGACGTGGCGTTGTTATTTATCGCGACAAAACTCAGCCGAATGGTGGAAAGTCCAGAGCGCGAAGATTCGTATCTCGATCTCATTGGATACGCCGCTATCTTGGGCAGATGCCGATTTTCAACACCAGAAGATTGGGACGACGTTGAGTCTGACTCGCAATCATAACCAACACCAATGGTGTGACTATTGCAAAATGCGATGGGGACAATTGAAAGACGGAACTTGGCATCACAAAGCCCAAGTACCAGCTGTATGGAAGGTGCAATCGGAGACGCAGCATCGAAAGATGCAGGTGCGCTTTTATTGCCAACCTTGTGCCAATGAAGCACAGAACTGGCCGGACGGAACGTTCTGGTCGTTAAAAGAACAATTGGAATATGCGATAGATCAATTCGCAGGGAGAGAGAAATTAAATGTCCAACTATCTTGATGATTATGTAAGTGTGCAAGACCGCTTAAAGGAGTTTATCAATGCGTTTCCGGATTACAGAATTAAAACCCACGTCCTTGAAGAATCGCTTACAAGTGCTTGTGATGTCTATATTGTTAAGTGCGAGTTGTTTAGGACTGAGGCTGATGCTGCGGCTTGGACGACAGGACTTTCATCAGAGTCGAAGTCTAAGCAATATAGTCTGGAACTTGCGGAAACAGGCGCTCTTGGCAGAGCTCTCAATCTCGCTGGCTACTTTGCAAAACCAAGCGGAGTACCGAAGAAACCTATTCACACGACAAAGCCAGAATTGGCTGAATTCGTCAAAGAACAAAGACCAAACTACCCTGAACCGGTTGTCTGGGATGTCAGCGTTATTGCGGAAGAACTTGGAGCCGAAATAGTTGATGAGATACCTCTTTGCGCCGGTGGAGATGGCCCGATGGTGCTCAAGACCGGAACTAAAGAAGGCAAGGAATATCGCGGTTGGGTGTGCTCAACGCCGAAGTCTGGTCATCCAGCTCGTTGGATGAGAATTGGATCAGATGGCAAATGGACATTCCAAAGATAAACGAGATGCACCCCTTCAAGTGTGGGCCTTGTAAGAAAGTGACACCCCACTTCTATATCACCAAGTATGAGTCAGAAATTCAAGAGGGTGATTGGGTGTGGTTAATGGAGTGTCAGAATTGCTTCGAGCAGCGGTTATTTGATCCAATTGACAGAGTGATTAGTCGAGAGGACGAAATAGTGCGCTGCGACCAATGCGGCAATTACAAGATGAAAGCAGCTAAATGCCGAATCTGTAAAATAGCCGATGGACAAGAGCGCATCAAAGAGCGCTATTGGAACGGCAATGCCACACTTGAGAGGTTCATTGATGCCGATATATGAGTTCAAGTGCGACAAATGCGAAGCCATTAAAGACGTTGCACTTGGATTTGATATGCCCAGAGAAGTTACTTGCGATGAGTGTGGAGTTTTGATGTGGCGAGTATGGACACCAACACCGACACACTTCAAAGGCGATGGCTGGGCAGGGAAGAAGTAAATGCCAAAGCCTCATTCAATTGCATATATTAAGCAGCTACTTGAGTGGGGCTTTGACAAAGAGTTTATCGCCCGAGATATGGGCGTAAATTTAGCATCATTAGAAGTCCGGTTAAACAGAGCAAAGAAAAGGGAGCAGAATGGCAATCAAAGATCTGAGTCTGAAACTAGCAGCGATTAGCCTGTTAGCAGACCAAGCAAAGCGCCTCAAGGACGAACTGAGGGCTGAGTTACAAGCGCAGATGAATGAACTCGGCGCTGATCGAGTAAAGGCTGAACTAGGCGATGAGGTGGTTGCCTATATAACGACCAGTAAGCCCAAGTTTAAGTGGGTCGTTAAGTCAGATAAGAAGTTTATTGATTGGGTGAAAGCCAATGTGCCGAGTGAAATAGTCGAATCGGTAAGAGAGTCGTCAATTGATGCGATATTAGATAAATTTAATTACGTTGATGAGTTAGTTATTGATCCCAATGGTGAGCCAATAGATTGGTTGGAAGGTAGCCAGTCAGAGCCATTCTTAATGACGAAGTTTCACGGAGATGGACGTGAGAAGCTAAGAGAAGCCATAATTGGATTAAATGGAAGCCAAGAGATTGATGTGAGAAAAGTATTGGAACTCGAATAGAAAGGTTCTGACCTGCACT